CAATGGATTACAGGCAGTATATCATTTATGGATTTAGATGTTCAAGGTGCATTTATGAAAGTTTGCTGCTACTACTGGAGCAAAGAATGTAATGTTACAAGAAAACAAATTAAAACATTAATACCTAAACAATGGAGCATATTAGTTGATGCTGAGTTATTTAAGATAGATAATGAAACTATTAGCATTAAATGGTTAGATGAACAATACCAACAAAGGTTAGTAGAACACAAGAGAAATGTTAGTAACGGAAAGAAGGGTGGCTTAAGCAGGGCTAAAGCATTAAGAAAAGATAAGATAAGAAAAGATAATAAAGACCCTTATTTAACTACAACATTTATAAAATGATAGTTGATAAAGAAGATAACTTAAAATACTTATACGCTTTTAAAGAAGGTAAAATTAAACGTGGTTTAGGTATTGGAAATGAAATGGATAATTGGTATGTTCACAAGCGTGGTAGCTTTACAGTTATAGTTGGTTTAGATAATGTAGGGAAAACTTTTTTTATGTTATGGTACTTTTTATGTATAAGTGTAAAACATAATGTTAAATGGTGTATATGGAGTGGTGAAAATAGTTCAGGACAATTAACAAGAGATTTAATTCAAATGTATGCACAACAGAAATTAAATGAATTAAGTAAAGATGAAATTAACAAATACAATAATAAAATTTCAGAGTGGTTTAATTTTGTTAGTAATAAAAAAATGTATAACCATAAAGATTTATTAAAGATATTTAAACAAAGTAATTGTGATGCTTGTGCTATTGACCCATTTACAGGATTAAATCACGACAGAAGAGTAAATCAATATGAACGTAACTATTTGATTTGCAATGATATAAGAGAGTTTTGCAATACAACTGGTAAATCAATATATTTAATGACACATCCAATGACTGAATCAGCAAGGAGAGTATTTCCACCAAATCATGAATATGCTGGTTATATACAACCACCAAGAAAATCAGATGTTGAGGGTGGTCAAGTGTTTGCAAATCGCTGCGATTCTTTTCTTTCAATACATAGGTTTATTAATTCACCTGAAAGCTGGATGATGACACAAGTAAGAGTAGAAAAAATTAAAGACAAAGAAACAGGAGGAACACCAACTCTTGATAAGCCACTATGTTTTGATTACAATAGTGGATTAGGATTTACAATTGGTGGTAACAACGTATTAAAACAAAAACAATGAGATATAAATATGAAGATATAGAAAAGTTTATGGAGTTTAAAACTTGGACTGATAAACAAAAAATAGATAAACTATTAGAAATAGATTGTAGTTTATACGCACATCTTGGCACAGATTCAACAAGAAGTGAAAAAGATGAAGTAAAAAGAAGAAGTTTAGAAATATATAGAACCATAAAAACATTAGATAAAAAACTTGGTGATGAATTACTTTACTCAGAAGATTTAAAACAATGAATGATTTAGATTACACAATAACAAAGAACAAATTAGAAATATTACTTTTAAAAGCTCAAGAAGGTTTAAAGGTAGGTAAAGTAACACAAAGCAAATTAGAAGCTGTAGAAACGCTCCAAGACACGTTAAAATGTATTATTGAGCTTAGATACGAAATAGATGAACTAAATAAAAAACATACATTATTAACAATGCAAAATATAAAAGCATACAAAGAAACTGTAGAACTTAAGAAAAAATTTAATACTTTTAAAAAATGATAACACTATTAACGTTAATTATAATTACACATTTAATTAGTTTTACAAGTGGTGCAATAATTACATATTTGTTTTACAAATGAAAAAGAAAAGAACATTAAATGAGTACAGACAAACAAAGGACACGTACTATATTAATCGTGATACTCCTGTTGAACATAGTATTAATTTCTTGTGTAGATTATATCCTAATGACGCTGAGCTTGGAGCAATAATTAGGAAACACTTTCAAAAATTATAATGGTTAAAATAGCAATAACAATAATAGTATGGGAGGTTTTTAAATCATTATATTACTATATATTAAATAAATTATGAGTATAAACGCCAATCAAAAAGGTAAACGTTTTGAATTAAGAATCGCAAAAGATTTAGCAAAGAAATTTGATACTAATATTAGAAGAACACCTAACAGCGGTGGTTTAAGTATTAAAGGAGATATTTTAACAACTTCTGGTATACTTTCTGAATATAGCTGGGAGTGTAAGAATCAAGAAAAACTAAATATTTGGAAAGCATTAGAACAAAGTAAAAGTGATGCACGTGGTACATTAAAAACACCATTAGTTGTATTTACTAAAAACTTTGAAGATGATTATATTGCATTAAAATACGATGATTTTGTTAATTTGCTTCTTGAATTAGATGAGTACAGAAGTAGATAATATTTTACACATTCTAATAAGAGATGAAAAAACTTGGCTTAACATGGCTGAGGAAATAAGTAAAAATTCTAAAATAAATTCAAGAGATTTATTACATGATTTTTATATTAAAATCCATAGCAAAATTGATAGTGGTAAAGTAAAAATTAATGATATTCTATATAACGATTCTTTAAATAAAGCGTTTATATATAAAGTTATGACTAATTTATTTCTTGATCAATTAAGTAGAGATAAAGATATTATATTAAATAACGAATTAAATTATTTATTAAAATCAGACAACGAACCATATATTGATATTGAAAAAATGGTAGATGAAATAGTTGATGGTTTCTACTGGTTCGATAGAAAGTTATTTAATTTATATAGAAAGAAATTTCACAGTATTAGAAAACTATCAGCAGCAACTAATATATCTCACGTAGTTGTATGGAGAACAATAAACAATTGTATTAAAGAAATTAAAAAAAAAATTAATGAAAAGTAAAGGTTTAGGCGACACTGTAGAAAAGATAACAAAAGCTACAGGTATTAAAAAAGCTACAGATTGGATATTTGATAAACTTGGTAAAGATTGCGGATGTGATAAGAGAAAAGAAAAACTAAATAAATTATTTCCATACAAAGTAGAATGTTTAAATGAAGAAGAATATATGTATCTAAAAGGATTCTTTAGTTATCATAAAAACGCTGTAAATATAAACGAACAAAAAGAACTATTAACGATACACAATAGAGTATTTAACACCAATAAAAAAACATCAAGTTGTGGTTCTTGTGTAAAAGGTTTAGTTGATACAATGAGAAGATTATATAATGAATATGAATACGAAAGAGAAAGTAAAAGCAATTGAAAAAAAGCTATTAATGTTTTTAAAAAAATACAGTGAAAATACAGTGAAAAATGTCAAGAGAACAAAACTTAAAAAGTTGGACTAAAGGTCAGAGCGGTAATCCAAAAGGTAAACCAAAAGGTGCTAAAAATAGAAGCACAATAATTAAAGAAATACTTAGCTTAATGGTTAAGAAAGTAGATGCAGAAGGTAAAGCAGTTTGGCAAAGTAAAGAGTATTTAATGGTTGAGGCATTAGTTAATAAAGCTATTGAGAAAGGTGATGTAAATGCTTTTAATGCTATATATAATAATTTATATGGTAACTTAAAAGATACTGTAGATTTAAATACTACTGAAGAAGTAAACCATGATTTCAGAAAAATCATTTCAAGGATTAAAGCTCAATAAAAAGTATTTAGTATTAGATGAATCTTTTGCACGTTACTTTATTGTAACAGGTGGTCGTGGTTCTGGTAAATCATTTGCTGTTAACTCTGTTCTATTACTATTAACTTATCAAGCTGGACATACAATATTATTTACACGTTACACACTAAGAGCTGCAAGTATTAGTATAATACCTGAATTTATAGAAAAGTTAGAATTGCTTGGAGTTATCGACCAGTTTAAAATAACAAAAGATGAAATAATAAATAAAGGCAATGGTAGTAAGATAATATTTAGAGGTATTAAAACAAGCTCAGGTGACCAAACAGCTAATTTAAAATCATTAACTGGCATTACTACTTGGGTAATGGACGAGGCTGAAGAACTTAATGATGAAGATATATTTGATAAAATTGATTTATCTGTAAGAAATAAAATACAAGAGAATAGAGTTATATTAATATTAAATCCAACAACAAAAGAACATTTTATTTATAAACGTTGGTTTGAAGATAGAGGAGTTGAAGCTGGTAGTAATTTAACTAAAGAAGATACTACATACATTCACACAACATATTTAGATAACTTAGATAACCTTTCAGAAAGCTATATTAAGCAAATAGAAACAATGAAGGTTAGAAGGCCAAACAGATACAAGCATACAATAGAAGGTGCTTGGCTGGATAAAGCTGAGGGTGTTATATTTACTGATTGGAGTATAGGAGAATTTAAACAAGTAGGTAAAGTTGTATTTGGACAAGATTATGGTTTTAGTAATGACCCTTCAACATTAGTTAAAACAAGTATAGATAAAGAAAATAAAGTAATATATATTCAACTATGCTTCTACCAAACTAAATTAACTACAAGTGAGATATTACAACTTAATAAAAAGTTTGCAGCAGATAATTTAATAGTAGGTGATTCAGCAGAACCAAGATTAATAACAGAACTTAGTAGAGATTGTAATGTTGTACCAGCTATTAAAGGACAAGGTTCAATAACATTTGGTATTAGTTTACTACAAGATTATGATTTAGTAATTACAGAAGATAGTACAGAATTAATTAAAGAGTTAAATAACTATTGTTGGTTAGAAAAGAAATCACAAACACCAGTAGATAATTTTAATCACGCTATTGATGCGTTGAGGTATGCAGTTAGCTATCAATTACAGAATCCAAATTTAGGAGAATATCACATTTATTAAAGCGGTGCTTTAGCCACCCTTAAGCATTTAGATAAGATAAGATAAGAAAAGATAAGATGAATATAGGTAAAGAATTAAGGGAACATAATAAGTTAGTTGAGGAGCTTTTAGAATTAGCTACTATAATTACACAACAATTAAACAAACCTAAATTAGATTTAGAAGAAAGTATTATTGAAGAAATAGGTGATGTTAAATATAGATTAGAACAAGTTGAGAAATATTATGATTCTAATAAGATAAAAAAACAAGTATTATTTAAGAAAAATAAAAATAATTAAAAAAAAGTTTAAAAAAGTTTTTTAGTTTATAAATATATTTATATATTAGCATTGTAATTAATTAAAACCAAAACAAAATGAAAACAATAACACTAAGAAACGGATTAACAGTATTAGATAAATATTATGTAAATAGAAAACAAGCTGAAAAAGGACAACATAAATTAATGAGAGAATTTGGTACAGATAGTTATATTTGGAATAGAGGAGGAAGAGTTTTTTATGTTGCTATAAAATAAAAAATACCAAGAGGCAGCCGATGTATATTAGCGTAAGTCCTCAGAAATTAAAACCAAAACAAATGAAAGTAAAATGTAATATATGTATAAAGGCAAAACCACAAAATTTACCAAACATAAAAGAAGTAAATGATGATACAGAAATATTTTGTAATAGCTGTGGAAAGTTTTTAGCAGTATCCGAAAAATATATATATCCTCACAAGTGGGTAATAGATAAGAAATATACTTTTATAATTTAGATATTTATTCTTCTTTTTTAAGAGCTACTGTAAAAGGTAGCTTTTTTTTATTATATTTACAAAGTAAAATTTAGTTAATTTAAAATTACGTTTTGGTTGAAAGTAGGTATTTGCAAAAGAGCATTGCCTACTTTTTTTTATATTTGTATATAACGATTCACTAATTTAAACGTTTATATATAAATGAAGTTAACTATTAATATACCTGAACAATTAAGCGAAGTTACTTTAAAGCAGTATCAAAAGTGGTTAAAGATTGCTGAGGGTAAAGAACTGGATTCTTTTCTACAACAGAAAATGGTAGAGATATTTTGTAATATACCATTAAAAAAAGTATTACAAATTAAAGCATCTGATATTAACAATATTTGCGAAGAACTTACAAAGCTATTTAATAACGAACCTAAATTTATAGATAGGTTTACTTTAAACGATAAAGAATTTGGTTTTATACCTAAGTTAGATGATATTAGTTTTGGTGAGTACGTTGATTTAGATACATACTTAGCAGATTGGGATTTAATGAATAAAGCAATAGGTGTTTTATATAGACCAATTACATACAAGAAGAAGAAACAGTATTTAATAGAAGAATACGAAAGCTCTGATAAATACGACATGTCAGAAGTAACATTAGATATTGTATTTGGAGCGATAGTTTTTTTTTACAGTTTAAAGAACGAATTACAGAAAGTTATCCTGAACTATTTAGCAACTCAACAGGAGATAGAGCTACCTCAGCATCTGCGGGATTCTCTGCTAAATGGGGTTGGTATCAATCCATATATGGACTTACTCAAGGCAACATTCTTAAATACAATGAAATTACCAAATCAAAACTACACACCTGTTTAATGCACTTAGCATTTGAAAAGGATAAATATGAATTAGAGCAACAGATATTAAAAAGAAGCCAGCGATGACGAAAGAAGATATATTAGAAGAATTAACACGCAGAGATTTATTAATTGAAAATGAACATATTATTCTTGTTGATGGTTTTGAAGAAGCGTTTTTAGGTTGTACTGCTAATAATCCAATTAGAGCAGTTTATGATTATTGGATATGTTTAGATTTATTAATACAACGTGATAAAATGGATTTTGATAATGCTATTGATAGTTTAGATGAATTTATAGAACAAGATTTAGGAGAACACACACCAACTTATATGAAAGTAATATGAACAGTTTTTATAATATAATAGATAAAATAAAAGAAGTAATTACAGCAGAACCATTTAATAATGAAATTACATTTGGTGATATAGCTGATATAGATTTAAAGAAACAAAGTTTGTTTCCATTAGCACATGTAATGATTAACAATAGTACAATAAACAACAACTATGTAACATTTAACATTACTATCTTCTTTATGGATTTAGTAGATATTAGCAATGAGCAAACAAACGATTTGTATAGAGGTAACGACAATAGGCAAGATATATTAAACACTCAATTAGCATTAGCAACAAGAGTAATGCGAGTATTACAAAAGAGTGATTTATATAGAGATAAATTTGAAGTAATTGATACTGCAAGCTGTGAACCGTTTACAGAAAGATTTGATAATATGCTTGCTGGATGGGCTGTTACTTTTGATGCTGGTACTAAAGATGAAATGACTTACTGCTAATGAGTGAATTTAGAAAAGCATTAGAGAAATATGCAAAGTATGTTATTAAACAATCACGTAGTAATTTAACACGTGGTAAAAACAATGCTTCTAAACAACTATATAATAGTTTAGAGTATAATATTAAAGGTGATAAAGTTTCTTTTCTTAGTGAGGATTATGGACAGTTTGTAGATAAAGGTGTTAAAGGTGCAAAATCAACATATCCAGAAAGCTCTGCAAGTCCATTTAAATACACTACTAAACAACCACCAAGTAAAGTATTTGATAAGTGGAGTATTAGAAAAGGCATTGCGCCAAGAGATAAAGAAGGTAGATTTATAAAAAGGCAATCATTAAATTTTTTAATTGCAAGAAGTATTAAAAACAAAGGTATTAGAGCAACATTATTTTTTACTAAACCGTTTGAGCGTGGTTTAGATTTATATGGAGATGAAATAGTTGCTGGTTATTTAGAAGATAAATTGAATTTACAATGAGTACAATAATAAGAACAAGAAGTCCATTTTTTATAAGAACACCACAAGAAACAAACAGCTTATTAAATTACTTTCAAATTAATATAACTGTATTTGGTGGTTTAAATACATCAACAGAAGTTTGTGATGATTTATATGCAACTTACTCACTACAGAAAAAACCATTAGGCGCTGAGAATTCTGTTACTGTAGATATTAGTGAAATAGTAAACGACCATTTAGAACAAATATTTACTGGTACTTATTCTGCATCATCAGCAAAAAGTTCTATTTGGGTAACTGTTGCAACCTCAGCAAGACAATCAGATGGTACTATAATTGGTTCAGTAACTTCTAATACTTATTTAGCACAAGAAGGTTATAATGATTTTAAAGATGGCGTGAACTACACTACAGAACCTATTGCAATGATTAGTGGTAATTATATACAATATGATAGAAATGGTACTGCAACAATACCAGTTAATGTAGAAAGAGTAAATTCTGTTCAATGGCGTTCAGGTTCAACCGTTCTTGAAACAGATAGTTTTTCAGATAATGATAATCAAAACCAAAAAATACAATATGCACAATATACAAATATATCACAAACTAATTTAGCTGATAATGTATTAATTGTGTATGATGTTGAAAATTCAATATCATTAACTTTACAACCAATTGAAGAATGTAAATATCCAGTAAACAAAATAACATTTGTAAATAGATGGGGCGCAATGCAAGATTTGTTTTTCTTCAAAAAATCTACAGATAGTTTAGAAAGTAGAAGTGAAAATTTTAATAGAAGTATATTTCAAGCAAGAAAAGTTCATCTTGAACCACCAGAAGAACAAGGACAAGATTGCCAAGAAACATTAACATTTAATACTTATTCAACTACAGCACACGCAAAGAAAACATTTAATGCTAATGCAACAGAAAGTGTTAGTCTAAATACTGGTTTTGTTAACGAATTAATGAATCCATATTTTGAGGAGTTAATGGTTAGTGAATATATTTGGTTAACAGATTCAAGTAATGTTATATATCCAGTTAATTTAAAAGATAGTTCATTTACTTACAAAACAAGTTTAAATGATAGATTAATAAACTATACAATGAACTTTGAAAAAGCATTTAGTTTAGTTAATAATATTAGATAATGCAAAAGGTTATTCTATACATACAACCACAACTAACAAATACAACAACAGAACAAGATTTTGTAAGAGTTGATTTAATGGAAGAAGATTTAATTGAATTAACTCAAGTTATACAAGATGTTCAAGATATAGAAAAATTATTTACTGATTATAGTAGAACATTTAATTTACCAGCAAGTAAAACAAATAACAAAATATTTAAGCATTGGTACAATCCAGATATACAAGGATTTGATGCTAATATATTTTGTAGTGCAAGAATAGAGCTTAATCACTTACATTTCAGATTTGGTAAAATACAATTAAATGAAGTTGTAATGAAGTATGCAGAACCATCAATGTATAGAGTAACTTTTTTTGGTGATACTGTTGGTTTTAAAGATGCTTTGAGTGAAGACCAGCTTTCAGATTTAGTTTGGTTAAATAACTTCAATCACAATGCAGATTCTGCATATATAGAAGATGCTTTAGAGAATGGAAAAAATTTTATTATTGATTCAGTTACATACAATGATGCAATTATATATCCTTTAATAGCACATTCACAAAGTTATATTTACGATGCTACAGGTAGTCAAGACAATGGTTTAAATATTAGTGTTCATCAAAACGCATCACATCTTGGTAAGCGTGGAGTATTTCCAGAAGATTTAAAACCAGCAATACCAGTAAAGAATATTATTAAAGCAATAGAAGAACAATATAATATAACTTTTAAAACAAGTGAGTTTTTAGATTCTGCTGCTATGAATAACTTATATTTATGGCTGCATAGAGCAAAAGGTAGAATTACAGGAGATTTACTTGTTAACTTAAATGATAGTAGTTTTAGTTGTACATCACCTACTGCTAACTGTACTCATTTTAATGGTATATCATATCCAGAAGTTGATTTTAGTAATGGTACTTATGCTTTTACACAACCTATTGCAATAGGTGTACAATATCATCAAGGTTATTTCTTTCAAGTTAATATAACACCTTCATCAAGTACAATACCTTATTCAATAGAAATTGTAGATAGTTTAACAGATACTATTGTTGCTTCAAAAAACAATTTAACTGGTTTTAATAATCATTCTATTGGTTATGGTGATTCATATTCTAATGCTTTAGATTTAAATGAGTCTAAAAGGTTATTTGCAAGAGTAAGAAGTGTTGACCCAATTACATTTTCTGCTACTATTACAGTTAGGCACAATTACAAAGATAATGGTGATTCATCTACAGGAGCTGGTTCAGGTAGATTTGAAAGAGATTATACAGCAAATTATTCAAGTGTATCTTCAAGCATTGTAACAAGTGCAACAATAATAATTACAGAACAAATACCTGAAATAAAAGTTAAGGACTTTTTAAATGGTTTGTTTAGGGCGTTTAACTTAACCGCTTATGTAGATTTTAACAATAAAATTGTAGTTCAAACATTAGATACTTATTATGCTGGTGGCAATAGTTTTGATATAACACCTTATGTAAAAACTGAACAACATACAGTAAGTGAAGCATTGCCATTTTCAAATGTAGATTTAGAATATAGTGAACCAAAAAGTATATTAGCACAAACTTATCTTACATTAAATAATAAAAGATATGGTGAATTAAATTACATTGGTGATACTACTAAAAAGAATGAGTATAAAATAACATTACCATTTGAACATATGTTATTTGAAAGGTTACAAGATAAAACAAGTGGTGCATTAAGTACAGTACAAGTAGGTAGTTTTTTAGATGATAATTTAGAACCAAGTATAGGACAACCATTATTATTTTATGCTATATATCAAGAAGATGTAAATGGTATTAATTATTGTGAAAATACAAGACCAGAAACTTATGCTGCATTAGCACATAATACTGCAACTCATACCACGCTAACAAGCTACTGGATACCAAGTATGAATAATGAATTAGGCACATCCTCAACACCGCCAACTTATAACTTAAACTTTGGTAGTGAAATAAATACTTATACACTTACAGATTATGGTGGTAATAATAACAGTTTATTTCAAAATTATTACACTAATTACATTACAAGAGTATTTAACAAAAGAACAAGAATATTTAAGTTTAGTGCAATACTACCATTAAAAGTATTATTAAATTTAACATTAGATGATTTAATTATAGTTGGCACAAGAGCATATACAATAAATAAAATGTCCACTAAATTACAAAGTGGTGAAACAAGTTTAGAACTATTAAATGAACCAATCACACGAAACATTGGTATATCATATGATGCGACGTCATATTGTACGACGGATTCTGACCCAACACCAACAGTTGAACCAGCAGGAGGAACATTTACAGCAAGTTAAAAATTATGAAAACAATATTAGAAGCATTAGAATTTTGTAAGAAGAATAAATTATATGATAAACATATAAAGATAGCATTAGGGCTAAATAAAGCACCTGAATCATTTAAAGAAGTATTTAACTATTTAAGATTAAAAAATGATAACAAAGATATTTGAAATAATAACCAAGACTGGTAAAGCTGAAAAAGATTTAAAAAATGTTTCTGATGGTGTAGAAAAAGTAAATGATGGCTTAGAAACTACAAATAAGGAAGCTAAAAAACTAAGTTTACTTGGTAAAGGTTTTGCAACAGCTAAAAAAGGTGCTAAAGGTTTTGGAGCTGGTTTAAAGAGAATAGCAAGTGGTGCTGGTATATTTACTATAATAGCTTTATCATTAGATAAGTTAAAAGAATTATTTGAATCTAATCAAAAAGTAGTAGATGTTTTTAACATTGCTTTTGAAGCATTATCCATAGCTTTTAATGATTTCTTTAATTTTATTTCTAAAAATGTAGGAGCAGTATCTGAGTTTTTTAAGAAAATATTTGATGACCCTTTAGGTAGTGTTAAAGCATTAGGTAAAGCAATAAAAGATAATATTATTGAAAGAGTTAAATCAGCTCTTGAAGTATTTGGTTTTTTAGGCAAAGCAATGAAAAAACTATTTGCTGGTGATTTTAAAGGAGCAGTAGAAGAAGTTAAAAATGCTGGTAGTGAATTTGTAGATGTATTAACTGGTGTTGATAATTCAGTAGAAAAAGCATCAGAAGTAATTAGTGAAGGTGTAACTGCATTAACTGAATATACTAAATCAACAGTAGCAGCAGCAACAGCAAATGTAGAACTTAAAAAACAAGCTGAATTAGCAGCAGTAGCAAATCAAGGATTAATAGAAAAATATGATTTACAAGCAGAATCATTAAGGCAAATAAGAGATGATGAAAGATTAAGCATTGAAGAAAGAAAGAAAGCTAATGATGAATTATTATTAGTATTAGACCAACAAGAAAAAGCAATGTTATCTAATGCACAAATATCGTTAAGAGCAGCACAAGCAGAACTTAAAAAAGATAAAGATAATATTGAGTTTAAGAAAGCTGTAATGGAAGCTGAAAATGAATTAGCTGCTGTTAGAGCGCAAGTTGCTGGTTTTAGAAGTGAACAACAATCAAATGATTTAGCATTAAGTAAAGAGGAGTTAGAAATGAATAACTCTAAACTTGAATCAGAAGCAAATTTATCTATTGAGCAAAAAAGATTTAATGCAGAACAAATAGAAGATGAATTAGAAAGGTTAGAAGCATTAAAAAAAGTTGATGCAGAAGAAAAAGCATTACAATTAAAAAGGTTACAAGGTGTAATAGATGCTGCAAGAGCTGGTACACAAGCAAAAATTGATGCAGAAATAGCATACAATGAAACAAAGCAAGAACTTGAACAACAAGAAGTTTTAAGAGCTAAAGAAATTGCAGATGCTAAAGTTAGAATTAATAAAGAACAAAATGAGCAAAAAATTCAAGATGATAAAGATGCAGAAGCAGAAATAGCTAAACAAAGACAACAAAACTTAGATGCTTTTGAACAAGCTGCAACAATGACAATGAATGCTTTAATTGCTATTAACGAATTGACACAAGCATTTGCAAAAGAAGATGAAGCAAGTCAAAAGAAAGCATTTGAAGTAAACAAAGCAATAGGAATAGCAAACGCAATAATAAATACTTCTGTTGGTGTTTCTAAAGCGTTAGCAAGTTCAGCACCGCCTTTAAATTTTATTAATGCAGCAATAGTAGCTGCATCTGGTATTGCACAAGTAAAAAATATTGAAAAAACAAGATTTGATAGTAGTTCTTTTGACACTACAACACCATCAACAAGCTCAGGTGGAGGAGCAGCAACTTCACCAACACAACCGCCAAGTTTTAATGTGGTAGGCCAAAGCCAAGCAAATCAAGTAGCAATGGCTTTAAGTAATCAACCACCAACACAAGCATACGTAGTAGCTGGAGATGTAACAACTGCACAACAACTACAAAACAATACAATACAACAAGCAACTTTTTAAAATAAATACAATGGATATAATAGAATTAATATTAGATGAAGATAGTGAAGGATTAACTGGTATCGAAGCGGTAAGCATCGTTGAAATGCCAGCAATTGAATCTGATTTTGTAGCACTATCAGAACAAGAAATAAAATTAGCAAAAGTAGATGAAGAAAAACGTTTGTTAATGGGAGCAGCTTTAATACCTAACAAACCAATCTTTAGAAAGAATGGTGAAAATACTTTTTACGTTTATTTTTCTGAAAAAACAGTTAGGAGAGCCAGTGAATTATTCTTTCAAAACAGTATGCAAAACAATGCAACTTTAGAACATGAAATGGAGATTAATAACTTAACTGTTGTTGAATCATGGATTGTAGAAGATACTGAAATGGATAAATCTAAAAAGTATGGCTTAAGTGTACCTAAAGGTACTTGGATGATTTCAATGAAAGTAGAAAATGAAGAAGTGTGGAATGATTATATAAAAACAGGTAAGGTAAAAGGTTTTAGTATTGAAGGATATTTTGCAGATAAAGCACAAGTAAAGAATCCAGATTTAAAATCTAATTGGAGTAAAGAATTAGAAGCAATAGAAGAAGCTGAAGCTGAGTATATGTTAAGCAATATTAAAGCACTAATTAAAAAAGATGGTAGAACTAAATCTGGTAAAAGAACAGAATTAGAAACATTTAACGATTATCCACAAGCAGTTAGTAATAATGCAAAACGTGGTATAGAACTAAATGAAAAAGTAAATAATAAATGTGCAACACAAGTAGGTAAAATTAGGGCGCAACAACTTGCTAATAAAGAAAACATTAGTAAAGAAACTTTAAAAAGGATGTATTCATATTTAAGTAGAGCGCAAGAATATTATGATGAAGGAGATACTAAAGCCTGTGGTACTATTTCATATTTATTGTGGGGTGGTAAAGCTGGTTTAAGATGGAGTGAAAGTAAATTAAAAGAATTAGGTGAAATTAGTTTAGCATCTATGGTAGTTGATGATAATTTTGCAATACTTGATGATAGATTAGCATACAGCACACAAGAAAAAGCTGAAGAAATGGCTAAAAACATTGGTTGTGAGGGTTTTCACATCCACGAATTAGAAGGTAAAAAATGGTATATGCCTTGTAAGGAACATATAAATAAATAATTATGAAAAGTAAAAAATTTGTAACACCAAGTAGAACATCACCTAAAAATACTAATAGAGGTTGTTTATGTCCTGATGGTAAAAGATATAGTAGAAAATGTTGTGATGGTTCACTACAAGCTCAAGGTATAGGTTCTATTAGAGGTGCTAATTAAAAAAAATATAAAAAAAAATATAACACTTAACGTTTTCAAACGTTTATAGATATATACTCAAATTATGAAAGCAAACGAAATACTAAACAAAATTAAAAATATTGTTGGTGAAAAAGTTAATCTTTCTGAAGAAAAAATAGAAATGGCTGAAGTAAAATTAGAAAACGGTACTGTACTTGTTGCAGAAAAGTTTGAAGCTGGAGAATCTGTATTTATAAAAACTGAAGATGAGCAAATTGCTTTACCAGTTGGTGAATATGAATTAGAAGAAGGCAAAATTTTAGTTGTAACTGAAGAAGGTTTAATAGACAGTATTAAAGAAGCTACTAAAGAAGAAGAAGTAGTTGAAGAAGAATTATCTGAAGAATCTAATGAAGAAGAAACTGAATTAGAAGAACACGATGAAAAAAAAGAAGAAATGAAATATGTAACCAAAGAAGAATTTGAATCTGCTGTTGAAGAAATTAAAGCAATGATTGAAAAAATGGGTTACAAAGATAAAGAAGAAATGAAGGAAGAAGTAATAGAAGAAAAAGAAGAACTTTCTGCTGTTGCTCCTGAACCTGTAAAACATAATCCTGAAGCTGAAGTTGATAATAAAATAAATTTCCACATTGGAGGTAATAGAACACAAACAACTAAAGACAGGGTTTTTGATAAAATTTTTAACAATAATTAATATAAAATAAAATGGCAAATAGTTTAAATACACCAATTACAAGCACCTATGCTGGTGAGTTTGCAGGTAAATACATCTCTGCTGCTCTTTTAAGTGCTAACACAATTGATAAAGGCGGAATAGAAGTTATGCCGAATATCAAATATAAGTCAACAATGAAGAAAGTTGCAACTGCATCATCTGTTATAGGTAATGCTGCTTGTGATTTTTCTGGAACTGCTGACCAAGTAACATTAACTGAAAGAATACTCCAACCAGAGGAGTTTCAAGTAAACCTTGAATTCTGCAAGCAAGATTTTGTACAGGATTGGGAAGCGGCTCAAATGGGATATTCTGCATTTGATAAAATGCCTCCATTGTTTTCAGATTTTATTATTGGCCACGTAGCTGGTTTAGTAGCTGAAAAAACTGAGCAAAATATATGGGAAGGAGTTAATGCAAACGCTGGGGAATTTGATGGATTAGTAACTTTAGCTTTAGCTGATAGTGATGTAAATGACGTAGTAGGACACGCTGCTGTAACTGCTTCAAATGTAATTGATAAATTAGGTTTAATTGTTGATGCAATACCTTCTACACTTTACAATAAAGAAGATTTACATATTTACGTATCGCAAAACATCGCAAGAGCTTATGTAAGAGCTTTAGGTGGTTTTGCTACTTCTATTGGTGCTGCTGGTACTGATTCTAAAGGAACACAATGGTATAACGCTGGTGGTCAACTATCTTTTGATGGTGTGAAAATCTTCGTTGCTAATGGTTTAGCTGATGATACTGCAATGGCTGCTCAAAAATCTAACTTATACTTTGGTACTGGTTTATTATCAGATATGAACGAAGTGAAAGTATTAGATATGAGCGATTTGGACGGAAGTCAAAATGTCAGAGTAATAATGAGATTTACTTCTGGAGTACAATACGGAATAGGTTCTGATATAGTTTTATACCACGCCTAAGAATTAATTAATAACAAGGAGGCTGAAATGCCTCCTTAATTTAAATTTTAATAATATGGCTTGCGATTTAACAGCTGGTAGAAAAGTACCGTGTAAAGATGTAATTGGCGGAATAGTTAGAGTTTACTTTATAGATTTCGGATATTTAGGAACTGTAACTAAAGTAGACGATGAAATTACTGGACTTTCTGGTACATTTAACGCCTACCAATATGATTTAAAAGGTACTAATAGTTTAGAAACTGCTATTACCTCAAGTAGAGAGAATGGAACAACATTCTTTGAAGAAACATTAACTTTAACACTACCTAAATTATCTAAAGAAGATAATAAGGAACTGAA